AAGGCACCTGAACCGATCGCAACGATAGGAATAGGGAATTTCCTTATCCTATCGACTGTCGATTTTATGTACTCTGCAGTCCTCACATATCCTTTCGAGAGAAAGTTATTGTGGGTGTCAACAGAGGACACAATCGATCCAGGTCGGGACACGTCAGGAGCCGAGAGGATGCTAACCTTGGTAACATCGTTACCGTCGAAAGCATCTACCCCACATGACTCCCTGAAGTTTCCTTCGGGGTAAGTCTTGTGATGGTTTATCTTAAACTTAAGATACTCGAAGATCTCCTGAAGAGCGGGCCAACCGTCTACGGGAATGACAATGTCATCACCGAAGACTCGGACCTCCCTACTCAGTTCCTTAATGTTCTTGATAGTCGCACGAAGGTTCCTTGCATAAAGCAGGGCTCCAATGCACGTTATCGTGAACATATAAGTCTGGATGGGAAAGGTCACGGCAGATCCCATAGTAGAGAACTTCCTAAGTACGTGGTACTTAGGAGACTTCTTATCGATATCGTTTCGAAGGAAACGAGTTCGTGAAGCATGGAGAGCAGAGACCAACGTAGGATTCCTACGAAAGAATCTCTCAACATGCCAACACGAAATTCGATCAGACGCAGATGACAGATCAACCGTCACATGTGACTGACTATGGGATGCTTCCAGTGCCATTAACCCATTAGGGGCTTGGTTCTCAAAAGAGATCGAGCCAGCTATTGGGAGCCTGCGCACTGAACTAACCAGGAAGTCTAAGATGACCTGCTGGCACCACTGGTGGCTTACTGGTTCCGAGGCAATAAGCCTTGGCCCAGATAGCTCCTTTGGGACAGAGATCAACTTAGAAGGCGACTCGCTTGATGTAATCTCTGCGAAGTCACCATGGTTAGCGACAAAGTCTGACCAGAAGCCGAAGTTGGCGAAGCCAAAATCAGCCAATGGAAAGACCCTGTCGAGCTTTTCCGGCCAGTTAGGAAACTCGTACTTACTTAAGTCTCGAGGCTGGTCGGATACTGCTCCTGGTCCGTGCTTTGCCTTCCACTCGAGCGGTTCGAATCGCCCGAGAGTGGCGGAGACGATATCGGCCGTCCGTTGGACGGACTCGACAAGTCTTTCGTCACATAAGGAAGGGGACTTAGCATCATCTCGCTCGAAGAGTAACGATTGAGAGTCGCTAAGTAGCCGAGAAGAATGGCGATCACAAAGATTGAGATCGCCAATATCATCAAGGCTAATGTCATCGTACTCCCAACCAAGGGAGTCACGGTAACATTCCGAGTCGACTTTGAAGAACGCATCGACATGTTCCCATGTTGTTGCGTCACTGCAAGACACTCGGAACCTTTTGGCAGCTCGATAGAGCTGACGAAGGTACCTTATGGCTTGTAGGTCAGGGTCGACCTTCAGCACTCCACTTTTGTCGAAGACACATAAGTACAATCCCCTGAATAGTCGGGGAATTGGACTCCCTGTCTTGAATGACCTTTGATAGGCCAGACCAGACCGGGTAAGGTGTCGTTGGGAGAGACATTTATCAAAATGTCTTCCCATTGCGGGTAGGTCAATCAGGAAAAACCTGACACCTACCTTCTCGACAATCGAGAGCAAGCGCTTTGCATCACGCTCACTGTCGACGCGGAGATGTGGCCTACTCAGTGCGACATCACTAAGAATCGCACCGTATAGTCCCTGAAGGTAGTTGGCATAGCTGTTCGTCTGCATTAACGTACTCCTACGTTGATGTTGAGACTCTACGGCTAAGCACTCCCATCTCCCTAGGTATGGAGTCCTAAGACTCCCAACCCAGCAACTTGGCTGCAATACCACCTGCTTTTACCATGTAAAAGCTCATGGCTTCAGACAAGTCGATGACATCTGAGGAGACCTCACTAGTCGAATTTCGAATAGTGTAGATCACTTCCGTCAGAAGACCAAGAGGATAGGTCGTAGTGGGCTTCAGGAATCGTTGGAAAGTCACAGTGTGACGATCGAACGCCTGAGTCCCAGCTTTGACGTTATCCTTTGAGTGCCGGACTTTCGCCCGGAACCAAACGAGTGTCTCGTCAAGAAAGTATTCAGACGAGTACCCATCTTGGTTAATCAGCGGCAACGTCTTGACTGTTCCACCGGAACCGTCAAGAGTCACCGTCAGGGATGAACCTAGCATACTACCTTCTCCTTGATAGTTATCCTACAACCCTCGAAAGCGTTGTACGAACAAGCTACCAAGGATCGACAGTTGCTTACCGTTGAGAAACGGTAAGTGAGCACTGAGTGAACCCGAGCTTAAGTCTCTACGTTTAGAGACAAAGCTGGCGTTACCTGTTCCGCCGGTGACCCAACTTGCGTCACCGCCGGATCCCAAACGGGAGTAGCTATGCTGTGAGGTAGTCTCCGTCATGATATTTGGCGTGAGATGCCCGCACGGCACACCAGCACTGTTGGCTAACATGTAGTCACCAGTATTGGAGAACCAATCAACAATCCAGGACCAGGGGAGAATATCCCATGCGCCTTGGTTTAGACCAGTAATGGTCCATCCCGAGACGACATTCCGGGCATATTGATTGAATTTAGCTGTTCCGGGAGGAGCTGGAGGTAAGGAGGTAGGTAACCACCTTATCGTGCCCCAAGACCGTGCAGAGGTATAGGTTTTACGTATACCATACACGGTAGCACCAAGCTGTGTGTCAATGATCAAAGGTTTGACCACTGCTTCAGCATGGGCATTTCCCAGTTTCAGGCGACGTTTGAGACCTCCCTTACTCCACAAACGCTCCAATTCCCTCGCTCGTTTATCGACCGAGGATTGAAAGTGAAGTAGAGCAGATACATCATGGATGAGGGGGATCCAACCGAATTGAATGGCAAGATTCCACTTCGCTAGGTCGCGAGGTGCAACATGCTTCTTCTTTTTCGAGAGGAGTCTCCCAACATCACGAAGCATCTTAGGGAGTTCAATCACATCTTGAGCCAGAGTTAGTGGCGTAACACCAGGACGACTCGGATTAGTCCGAGCGATCAAGGTGATAGCTCTATCACTGACTGAAGGTAGTGAAACAGCCAGATGTCCACGGTTGGTATAGAACGAGTCCACCATAGCATCGGTGTATGTCGTTTCATACCCTGGACCAAAAATCATGTCCCCGTTTAGCCTCTGTATGAAACGCCCATCGAAATGTTCGATGAGCATTGCATGATCATTGGCTTTACCAAGGACGTCTTCGCAGTAGTCATCCGCCAATATACCATTGTCGGGACTGTCTACGAAGACAGTACCGTTCACCTTTCTAAAAAGGCGACCGGTAGTATGACGTAAGGTTCTCCGTCTAATTCGGGCCATCAAAGTTCACTCATGAGGATGCGGGATTGCACGAGCTGCTAGCTCGAGAGCCTCCCTCGCGGGAGG